TGCCTACAACAGTACTAGATTCATATGAATCTATATTGGCTCTGTATAAAAAGTGAAAGTTTTTCTCAAATAGCTTGTTTTAAGATGTTCTGGAAAATCATAAAGAATAAATGTATTGATGTAGTCATTTATTGAAGCATCTGTTATTTGTGAAGTAGAAGGACTTCTAGTTAATCTTCTAACTTTTATACGAATTTGTTCCAATGTAGACAGAGTAGAATCTGGCATCATCTCCTCCCAGTCTAATTATTTTATAACTTCTTTCTCTACAGTTACTATATCCTGCTCTGGAGTCAACTCTTCAACATCAACAAACTCTAAACTTTGAAACCCAAATCTTCTTACTTTTTCTCCAATTTTCATAGCTGTACCGCCTTCTTCAGTTTTTATATACTTGTGAATTGGGTACCAACCTCTTTTGTTTAGATGTTTAGCTACTCCTAGCGGAATATTGTATATACGACCATCTATTAAATCATATCTTTCAACATCATCTTCTCTATATTCCTTAAAGGAAAAACTGACTGACCCACCTGGCACTTCATAATATTTAAAGATGCCTCTAACTTTCTCTCGATCTCTATCTCGTTGATACCTAAGAGATGGTTTACGTTTTTCCTTGACACTGAGTGTCTTCTCATCTTGAGTCTTGTCGAGAGGCTGAGCTTGCCGAAGTGCACCTATTTCTTTAATTCCTGCCATAAAATCTCCTTGTTTAAAGCATTTTTAGTAGGGCCCAGCATGATTCTTAAACCGGGCCCTAGCCGAGTAGTAAAAAACTATTATAAATTGAATGATTTACCAGCTATCCATTTAATAGCATCATTAGCAGTTCCACCAGAACTTCCTAACGCTATCGCCGCATCTGCACTAGTTCCAAGTTTGAAACCAAGGTAACCGGTGTTATAAACAGAATCATCAAGAATGACTTTTCCAGTTACCGCTTCTGTTGCTTCACCAATAGGCGTCATTATAGCATGTGAAAATTTTACAGCATCAGCAGTTAGTGGAAATGCAAATGGAGTAAATGCAGATGAATTAATATCAACTGTTACCGTATTAGTTGTTGTATTAATTGCTGTAATTGTTCCTGCAAGGCCATTCATTTCAACCATTCCATAAGCAGAAGAAACAGTGAAGCGGACCTTTTGACCTACTGTATATCCATGAGTAACTGTTAATTTAACAACTGCGCTGGCTGCCGCACTAATTGCAGAAATAAAGCGTCTTCTTGGATAATACAATGGATCAAAATCTATTTTTCTAAAATATCCAGCTGTTCCGGCAACAATTGTAGCCATATAATCTAAACTAAAATCAGTGGCAGTTAATGTACCATTACCGATAGTAAAATCTATACCGCCTAATTGTTGTGCCCCGGTAACATTTATCATACGAACAATATCACCAACATTTAAATTTGCTGTAGATGTAATTGTTACAACGGGAGGAGTAGCATTAGATACTGCAGTTACTGTTGCGTCCAATGCTCCTACTGGATTTGATGATGAATCTATAAGAGAAATCCCTTTATATACAGCACCATTATATCCAATTACGCATGTTGATGTTGATATTATTTGAGATGCCGCTGCATGATAATTTGTTATAGCATCACCGTTAACTAACCCACGCTGCCAGTACCATTCTGTACCAGCCCATTGAGTAGCTCCTGCGATATTAGTTAAATTATAAACTTTGACCCAATCTACATCAGATCTTACGGGGATGATTTTGTCTTTACCATCAGAAGTAAAATATCCTTGGTGTATACATGTATTATAAGCCATTATTTGTTCCTTTCATACCTGTCAGGCGTAGCACCTTGTGCAAAGACTGACAAATTAAATAGATTTAATCGCTTTCAGGGGCATAAGTTGTTCTAAGATTTATTACCCACAAATCATTTGTAATACGTGGAACTTCAGCAAACTTATAACCAACGGAACAATTAAGGGCTAACGGACCATCATATATCGGTGGACGATAAATAAACTGAGCACTATACCCATCTTGTTCAATGCATGCATAAGCTTCCAGACCTACACAGAAAATATTATAAACATTCGCTCCAAGGTTGGAACCATTGACTGTAACAGATCCAGCTGAAGACAATAAGAAACGAAGGTTGCCAATAGTTCCCCATTCGGCTCTTAATGAATCTTTGGGATCAGGATATGAATTCTTATGAAGAAATCCTGTAACTTTTTCTAAGTTCCCTGAAAGCGAAGTTGATCCTAACGCAAAATAAGCATCTCTAACAGGAGATGTACCTAATTTATCTTGACCTTCAATACCATCCATAACCGTATAAGCATCATTATTTAACAATGCTCGTACAACAGTATTTATATCTGGACGCGTCATTTCAGTTGGATTGTCACCATTTACACCACCAGTACAATTTATAAAAGATGCTGTAGCCGCAAGCATATCACGAGTTAATTGATCCTCGGTAGCACGAAGTGATACTCCTAGACGTTTTGCTGCTTCGTTGAGAGTTGGATCTTGCGATTGGAGGGTTACTTGCTCGTTGATTTGGATATAAGTTCCATAAAAGCTCATTTTTGCATCTATATCAACAGCACTAAGTGTTTGTGATGGAGGAGTAACTCCTGAATTCCCTAAAGGGACCATCGCTGTACTAAGAGGATTAAGTCTTCTCATACGTATTGTTGTACCACCATTACGCGGCATCTGTCTTTTCATTGCAGGAATTTTATGAATAAATGCGGGAGTGGGCACACTCAAAAGTTTGTAACTAAATGATTGCTGAACCGGCGGAGGCAATAGAGATGTAGTTGTAATTGCCATAACATATCCTTAATGTAATATGATACTAATTTACATTTATATAGAAATATTGTAGACTAGCATCAAGACTATTCAAATATCACATTAAGCTGGACGAGGACTTCACATACGTCCCTGGGTTGGCGATTCCCTATATACGCCGAATTGGTTGGAATAGCGATTCCCAAATTACGCTAAGTAGATTATATATCCATTGAAAGGAATAAAGCAAATGTTATCCAAAAAAATAATACCTGGTGATAAGTTTGGTTGGTGGGAAGTATTAGGTGAGGTTAAGACAGATAAACCAGGAAAATATTACGAATGTATTTGCGCTTGTGGGAAAATTAGAGAACTACAAGCAACAATGCTTAGAGCGAGAAGATCGACTAAATGCTTTGATTGTTCCAGAAAAGAACTAAATGATCCCGCTCCTGTGATAGGTAAAAAATTTGGGCACTGGACAGTTCTTAAATATGTAGAAACTAAAAATGGGCAACGTATCTTCAAAGTTAAATGCAAATGTGGATATATAAGAAATCATAAATTTAATGAATTAAATAGAAAAAAGAGAACCATCCAATGTCGTGTTTGTCATAACAGAGCTGTTGCTAGAAATAATAGAAAACATGGTATGCACACTACTAAAATATATAAGGTATGGTGCGCAATGCTCTCTAGGTGCAACAATCCTAACGCTACCGCTTATAAATGGTATGGTGCCAGAGGAATCAAGGTATGTGATTCATGGCATAAGTTCGAAAATTTTTATAAAGATATGAATGAACAACCATTTATTGGCGCAACATTAGATCGTATAGACAACGATAAAGACTATAAAAAATCTAATTGTCGATGGGTTACTCATCAAGAGAACTGTCAAAATCGAAGTAAAAGATATAATAAACTAATGTCCCAAAATGACACAAACTGTAGAACAATGCATTAGGTATAATAATTTCGTTATAAAACACGGTCTAATTAACAATAATGTTAATAAACTGGTTGCCTGACTTAAAACAGATGGATGTTAAGCCTTTAGGTACCAAACATCCAGAAGTTAAAACTGTAAGCTACTAAAGAACAGTACACACTTAGTGTGTAATCACACAACCAGATCTTATGATTTCTTAGAAGCTTCTATCATTTCTCTATAAAGTTGTTTTTTTAGATCTTCAGTCAAGCCATTAGCGAAAGCATTAGCATAAGATAGCGGTGAATCACCTTGCTGTGGTGACATACTTGTAAGGGGTTTAGGTTTAGCTGCATTCTTTTGAGCCAAGTCTTTTTGTGGTTGAAAGTTATCATTCTGTTGTATGCCAAGTTTTTTGATCATTGTATAAGCAGAGACCGCTTTACTATAAAGATCTGTAGAAGAATTTATTGTTTGAGCTATTTCTGGGTAGGTATTTCTTAAAAGTTCTATATTATCCTTACAAACAACATCATCAAAATCTGGGTACTGAGATTTAAGTCTGCTTTCTGTGCCAATATTTGATGCTTGTTGCTGATAATTTTTCAGCTGAGACTCAAGTTTTTTAATATGTGCTGCAACTTTCTTAAGATGTTTACCTTCTGCGAGCTCATCCTCACCAAGATTGATATCATAATTCTCTTCTTGCACATGTTGTGCTGCTATTTGTCTTTCAGATATTTGTCTTTCATATTCTTGAAGTCTTATCAGCGCGTTATCGCGTTCTTTCTCAGCCCGCTCCTTAGTTTGTCTCAAAGCTCTAAAATTTTTAGCTCGATCTGTTTCAACTTGAGACTGCGTCTCTTGAGACTGAGTCTCTTGTTCAGCAGGTTGAGCCATTTCTTCTACTTTTTGATCATTTTGTTCAAGAGATTGAGTCTCTTGAGGCTGAGATTCAACTTGTTGATTAATATTAGAATCTTTTCCTTCCATCTTTTCTCCCATTTTCTAATTCAAGTGTCTTCAATTTCTCTCCGTTTAATTTCTTTGCAAGTTTAAATAAAGTTCCATCCGAAAAATCCAAAATAAATTTTAACAGCTTCTTCTCTTCGTGTCTAACATGTAAGGCGTTTCTTTTAAACAAGAAACAAGTATCTCTTGATGGTATTACCCATATTAATTCAAAATCTCCAACTTTACTATTATATTTGTAAATGATTTGATCATAGTCCGGAGTTGGACAGCTTCTTCTTGCAAAGAAATAATTTCTAATAACGTTGGGCATCAAGGGTTCTTTTTTAGTAATAACAACAATAAAGAAATCAGTATCTTTACCAAATTTTTTTACAGTTGCACTAATACAATCTGTAATATTAGAGTCATAATCATTGAGTTGTTCACGCATTTGTTCTGTAGGTGTAATTTGAGACT